CCTTTCATTCTAGCACAGAAACTTGCTCTTCGCTTGTTTCCTTTCTTCTTTGATGGTGCTTTCAAGTCAGAGCCAGGATTCTCACGTTCATAAGACTTACGTCCCTTCTCGTTGAGTCCTCCCTCCTTATTCTTGCCAGCTTTTCTAGTCCAAGCAGCACCTTCTTTGTGGGTTTCACCCTTCATAAGAGTACCATCCTTCATGACATGGTGACCCTTGGGTATAGGTTTACACTTCTGTTCGTCACGACAGAAATATTCTCCCTTACCACATGTCTTTTCTTCCATGCTTGTAGAGTTCTTATGCTTCCATGCAGTAGCATAAGCAATGCCTTCTTTGTCTTTAGGATAGTTCTTTTTTATATGCTTGACCATCCTAGCATACTTTTTTCCTTTTGGTGCCTCCTCCTTTACAGTTGCACAATCTTTCGTGCCATGTACAGGACATTCATCACCCTTGCCAGTATGATTACATGCCTCCTTTACCTTCTCTTTAGGTACCTTGGGCATCTTCTTGTCCCCTTTGAGGTGCGGCTGAGATCCATCGGCATCGTCGATCTCAGGCATGATCTCAACGGGACCTACTACTTTTTTTCTGATACCTCTTTACGCCACTCAGCAAACTCTTTGACACAGTTTGGTACTGACTTACCGCCCTTCATCTTAGTTCCCTTTGCCTTGTATCCTTTCCAACATGAACTAGCACCAACGTTCTTACGTGCTTGTTTCAAGCTACCCTCTACATTGAGTGTCTTAGGATAGTCCTTGTCACCTTTCTTTGCTTTAGGTTCTCCTCTCTTTCTCTTAGCATGGATGTTATCCCAGAGACCTTTCTTCTTACCTTCTTCCACTGAACTAGGAGCACCATCATATGCGTCAGCACCTGAACCTTTACCTAAAGTTGCGTCTTTCTCCTCATCAGTATGTGGAATAACTTTTCCATCAAAATCTTTCTCATGGTGCTCATTCTTGCCCATCTTCTTTGAGATCGCTTTACGTCTCTTATGTAAGAACTGGTCACTGCTATCTACATCTCCATCGTTGTCAATGTCTTTGTCTTTGCGGTTAGCAAACTTCTTCTTCACTGCCTTCTTGTTTACTGGATCAAGACCACCCTCATCAAGAACTTCCTTGTTCTTATCATCGTTGATAGCGTGTTCGTGATACTCAGACAGTGTTACGTTGAGTTCGTTGACTGATACGTTCTGCTCTAGACCATGCTCAAACATAACATCGTAGTGTGTTACTGTTCCGTTCTCGTCTAGTGTATGCTGTTCCTTCAGACAGTTTCCTGCTCCCCACTCTGGATGCTCAACCTTAGTAGCACATGCATGCTTAGGTTTCTTGATGGATGGTTTACCCTTTGTACCTTTTGGTTCTGCCATCTTCATGCCAGGTGCGTCACCGCCACCTATACCTTTTGCTCCTCCTGCTCCTTTAGGATTCTTGTTAGCAGCTCCTTCTTTTCCGACTGGTGTCTTCTTGACTGGTGGTACTGGTGAGTACTCGTTAAGCTGTGCTACTACAGCTTGAACTAGGGATTCATGGTTGTCCATCTTATCTTTTTTGGGGTCTGTTGGTATTACTTGCTTGACTTTGACTGATCCTTCTGGTTTCTGTACCTTCTGACCAGGTGTCAAGGACATAACGTATTGCCTGTAGGCATCCGTACCAATTTCAAAGACTTCCTTAATATCTTTGACCCATGTACGGAACTTTGTATCTTCAGCAGTCAAACAGATGACATAGTTAGGACCTCTTCTAATGATCTTACCTACGTTATCTTTTTCAGTGAGTACCCACTCACCTACTTTGTATATTTCTTCACGATAATATTGATCACGGACGTTCTGATCCTTGACCTCTTTACGTATCGTTTTGAAATCGCTGAAAGATTTCATCAAACTCTAATTTCATTACAGTTTTATTTATAACAGTTCTGCTATTTCATCCATTAAATTCCGCGTCTCTTTAGGTCCTAGACCCTTTGGTATACCTGCCTTGAAGGATTCAAAGTCACCCGCTGCTGCTGCTCTCCGCATTTTAGTACCAGATATAGCGAAGGTATCTCCGTCAGCATCACGCTCTCCACTAGATATAACTTCTATCTTTCTGAAGGTATAGTCCTTACCATTATACTTCTTGACCCACTGCATAGCACCTACACGATCACTACCTACCACCAAGTAAGCATCATCATAGCCCTGTGATTGTAGTTCTGACAAGACCTCCACGGGAGTACGAGGACCTGATCTAATTTTACCCTTGAGATTAGGGAACATCTTATTAGCATAGTACAGTTTCCTATCAGGTGGTAGTGGATCAGTTCCCTTCTTCTGTGTCTGTGAAAGATAGATGTAGTAGTCACAGCGTCCTGCTTTAGTTGCTACTGCCTTAAAGTTTTCCGCATGACCTGTAGTTGGAGGTTGGAACCTACCAAAAGTAAAGTACACACATTTATAATCAATTATTTCCATGACTTATCCAGTGTGAAATTAATGAATGAGAACTCAACTCTATTTACAAGTTTAATCATGTCACCACCATGGTGTAGTACATAACCTTCTGGTGCTGTCACTCTGTACCCATTCTCTGTCTGTACATATGTTCTGAATGATTCTAACTTGTCAAGAGCACTGATGACTAACTGTTTACTCTCTTGTATCTTTCTATAGAGTGCGAACATAGCATGAAACCTTTGCTCATTGTCCTCAAGATATGTGAGACCATCATACAGTTGCTTTCTTCTCTCTGCCTGTTTCTGTACACTCTTCATCTTGGATACTTCTTTGTTCATCTTCTCATGATAGAACTGACCTAATGATTTGAGTGCTGCCTTCGGATCATTGATGGTACGTGATGCTTTGATCTCCGCATTGAAGAATGTCTTTACGAATGACCCTACATAAAATTTCTTATCACCTGTAGTTCCTGATCCTGCTACCAATTCATCTAGAAAGGCACCTGACTTCTTACACATCTGTTCTATGATCTGTACGTTACCTTCAAACTTTTTAAAGTCACTAGCATTCATACCTACATCCTGTATGGGTGTGTCGTTCTGTATACAAACACAGTCTTTACTACTCTCTACATGTGCTCCTGCCTTTGCTGACATAGATTCTAGATCCGATCCAGTATAGTGAGTATGAAACACCACTCCTATCTTAGCCTTACCAACTGCCTTGCCTAGTTCATGGTCTTCAGGGATCCCATAGGTGATAGTGTTAGCTCTGAATGTAATAAGTTTCTCACCCTCAACAGTCTCATACTTCTGATCACCCTCAGTAAACATAAGGTCACCCTGTACGACACCATCAATACCTAATGGTTTGAAATATTTTAGTGATGCGTATAGTTTCTCAGCAAGACCTGGCTTGTCTGAGTAATAAAATTCTATATCCGAATCAGTAAAACATATCTTAGGTTCATCTTTATTAAAGACTGACTTGTTACCTACGAAGAACTTACCACTAGAGGGATCAGTACCACACACAACAGAGGGAGCACCGTCCCACTTGGTTTGTATAGAACCAGAGCTAGCAGCTCCACCTAACATCTTAACCAGTTCTTTCATGAAACGAACTGCTGCTTCGCAACCCTCTGTACCATAGTTGAGCATCTCATCTTCTATATGCTCTAGGTGTTTTAGTTTTACAATGTTAGCCACTAATCAAGCACCTCAGTATATTGTGACTCACCTGTCATTTTATATGCTGACTGTAACTTGTCAGGATATACTCTGTTAGGATCATCTTTAGTTCCTTTGGTGGTTGTATTTCTTATGTTGAACATCAAGTCCATAAGGGGTGTCTTCACATGCATGTTAATTCTCTTTGCTCCACCTGTCTCACCACCATACTCTATTCTTATTGATGATGCTTTTGATGCTGAGTTTAAAAACTTCTGATCAATCTCAAAGTGTTTGATCTTACCTCTGTCTAAATGTACGTAATGATATCCATATCCTAATGACCCTTTGATCAACTGTGCTAACTTTGCTTGGTTTCCTTTAGTGGTTACTGACTGTTTGTATGTTCTATCACCCGCATCAAACTTATTGAATGTATCACATAGCTTCTGTTCATCTAATCCAAATGTTTCTATCAATGCTTGACCACTCTTCTCTTCTATCTTACAGTCTTTGATTTGTTGTACTGGAAACACACTACCTTTCAATCCAAGGTTAGATAAGTTTGTTGTACCACTGGTCTTACATGAGATGTAATACTTCCTCAACTTATTGTCAGCACATAGAACCTCTAGTGTGAGGTCAGTAACTGTGGCACCTATGTCATATCCTAGTGCGTCAGAGGCATCACCCACTCTCCATTTCTCACCCTCTAATGAGATAGGTCTCTTCTTATTTTCTCCACCCTCTGCTATACATTTGACTGCCTTACACTCCTCTAATTTGTAATGCTTGATCATCTCTTTGATGAACACACTGTACTTGTGCTTAGTATTATTATCTTCTATCCAGTTATCAAATCCTTCTTGTAACTCTATTTCAAATAGAGTACCTTGGTTACCTAATCCTCTGTTACCTCTACTACCATCACCAAAATCTATTCTAAGTTTCTTTAAACCTAGTTCTTTCTTAAGATCACCTAATTTAAACTCAGTCTGTAATGCTCTGGTTATCTTACACTCATTCTTTTTCTTAGGATCAAATGCTAACGGTGCTTTAATCTTAGAATATTTTTTCTCTAGATGACAGAATAATCTATTAGCATCAGACAATACCTCCTCACTAAAATCTGATAGTGATGATCTTAATTCTTTTTTTGTCTCAGGTATTACGTTGTATGCCATTAGAATTGTTTCCAATACTTCGGATGTGTAAGTCCTCCTTCTTTATTTAGATCTAGGTTGGTGAGTAGAATGTCTCCTGCTACACTCCAACGATGTGCGGTGTTGCGTGTCATATGCTTGAGTTTACTAGGGAATATTAGTAGGTCACCCTCCTGTGTATGCTCCTCCCATGCTGAGGTGTTACAGAAATTCTTTTCTGCATCAGCAAAAGCATGTGGGAACCACTCGTTATCACTATCCTTTGTAAAGATAAGTGGATCACTGGTGTCCAAGTAATATACCCATGATATATGTGCAGGGTCATGACAATGATTAGGAACTGAACTGTCCTCACCACTGACAGCATACCATGTCTTCATGAAGTGTATGTTGTATTCTACATTCATAGACTCTAGGTACTGATCTACACAATCATTGACCTCCAACATAAAACTATTCAGTTGTGGATCTAGATGTACCAAGACAGCACCATCTATCTCACCTGTCTGACCACGTTTAAACATGTGATGTTCAAACCTTCTAGCAACCCAATCGGTATGATGTCTTAAGTTGAATCTCCCTATGGTTGTAGGAAAAATATTAACCGTCTCCATGTATCTGAATCCAAGGGTTGTCACCTGACCTTGACTTGTTGTATATGATTATCCTATCGTTCTTGTAGTCTGGAACAAACTCTAACTCATCTTCATTATCCCACATCAACTCTTGGTATAATGAATTGAGTTTGCCCATGTCATCATATAAATCAGAGGTCATTCGCTGCTCTATTCTCCGACTTGTGAATGTCAAATGATCCACCAGGATATCTCTTCTCTAGTTTCTTGACGTTCATCTCTAGGACTTCTTCAAAGTCTACACCTAGTGCCATACATGCTTGTGCTACGTACCACATAACGTCACCCAACTCAATAAGAAGATGTTCTCTATTACTGTCGCTCCAAGGCTTACCTTGGAAGACCATCTTCTTAACGATCTCCAAGAACTCTCCGCTTTCAGCAGCAAGGCCAACACCAGAAGTGGTAAGACGTTCAATATTGGCACCCTCTCGGTCAAGTTCAACCAGACGATCAGCAAGATCGACAAAATCTTTAGAACAATCGGATGTGACAGCATCTACAAACTTTTCGTAGCGTTTAAAATCAATTTCTTTCATAGTGTTTTCAAATATTCAAGGACTTGATCTCTAATTGACATCAGTTCCTTGTGGCATTGTTGGTTGTGAGCACAACCACGTAGATCGTGGTCAGGTTTCAATACTGATTCAATGAACAGTGCCTTTGCTCTAGCATACTTTTCCTCA